GCTAAAATCTAGATCTGCGAAGTTTACTAATGCCATTATCGTGTTGGTTGCAGTGCTAATGATAATTCTTGAGGTAATAAATCAACTCCTATGATGTCATAACGTAAAGTTACGTCAAATTCTCCAGTATCATAGTTTGGAACTACCTCAACGTCTGTTAAATCTACTCTTGGTTCGAAATTTTCAATAGTTGTCCTAATTTCATCCTCAACTGTAGTTGCTGTAAGCTCATTAATGTTTTCAAAAAGGAGTCTACTTACTTGAGAACCTAAAATAGGGTTAAAAAAACGCTCTCCAGTATGAGTAAGGATCAAATTGCGAATAGAACGGGCAATTGCAGTCTCATTTTTGATTGCAATAAGATCATCATTCAAGGGATTTACCTTAAATGATGAACTAATGTCTTTAAAACCTTTACTTACCCTCTCTACAGGCATGGAAATATAAAAATGCTATAATTATAAGTTATTTATTAAGGATTTTTACGTAAAACTTTGAGATTGGTCGTCATAATCCAGTCCCTCATAGAAATCATCGTCATCCATCTTCTCATAGAGGTCATTTTGGGTCATTGAGTCCCGTTTTTTAGGTGTTATATTGTCATTTGTGATTTCACGAAGCATTTTTTTGTTTAATTCATCCATTTTTGTCTAAAAAATCGGTTATTATCTATTTACACATTAAAAAAAGACTCCCGAAGGAGTCTTTTTGTTTATCTTCCCTGACCTCTATAAACTTTTTTAGGTTTATTGCGAGAGGTTGCGGTATATTTGGTATGTTTCCCTCTTCCTTGACGAGATTTCTTCGGGGGTGACTCTATAAATCCGGTATTTCCATAAATTCCTGATGTAGATTTAGCCATTTTCGTTAATTTCCTCCATTTCTAAGAAACTAGGGTTGAATTCTTCATTTTTATCCGAGAAAAAGCGGTCTGCATAGTCCTGTAACTTGTCAGCACACTCTTCCATAGTAAGACCCGTATGTAATATATCGGTTTTGTACCTAATATTGTAGAGTTTGGTCATGCGTGAGGGTTGTATCTATACATTAGATATATGAAAGTAATGAAAGCAATGATAATTAATGCGCCAAGGGTATACATCATAATAAATTGAGGGATTTAAGTTTTTCTTTAACGGATTCAGGACTGGCCTGAACCCGATATTTAACTTTTTCTCTACGAGAAAGTTCGTCAAGATTTTCTGATATTTCATACCAGAGTTGTTCGTCCGTTTTCATGCTAAACACAGGTTTACTTCCGAAAACTCCCATTTTAAATTATGCGAGTTTTTTCGTGGCCAACCCTTATCCGAGGATCGCACCAGATTTCGAACCCTTCTTCCTTTGCATCAAGACAGAACGAGACATCCTCGCCACACATATCCTGAACAGCACCTGATTCAAAGACCTGCATCTTAGGAGCAAACCAAGGATACTCAAGACTCTCAAATACGCCTTTCTTAATCATAACCCAACCAAAACCAGTATAGTCTACTGTGAAAGGTTTGTTACGCTTACCCATTGTCTCAACGGTTTCATGATTCATAACTCCACCATTCTTGCGGAAGTCATCTTCTTCTAACCAGTGTGCGACAGATGTAGTTTGCCCATCTTCAGTGGCATACCAACCAGCAGTAATTCCACGTGCATTTAATAGATCTTCATCAGTACTTCCATCTTCTTTAACAGATTCTGCAGGAACAGCAAGATCACATAACTGCCAGAACTTGTTAGTGTCAAAGACTATATCCGAGTCAATCCAAAGTTGATAATCATATTCTAGTTTACCATCCCATGGAATCTGCTTAGGTCCACGTAATACATTAGCACCTAAACACTTACAACGTGCAAAGTTAACCATGGAAGAATAGTCCTGACTAATTTGGATAGACATTCCATTCTGAACCATGTCAAAGCATAACTGCACGAAGTTCTTCAAAAAGATGAAAGAACATCCACGACCAGGAAGACAGAATACAATTGTCTTTCCTTTCATTCTTGCTTTAATTGCATCAATATCCCAATCTGGTTTTTTCTTCTTGGGAGTATTGGCTTTAACTGTAAATCCTTTTGCCATAGTTTCTTAATACCTTCAATTCAATTATAGAGTAATTATATCTATATGTCAATCAAATTGTTTAATAAGTGATGATAACCGTTCACGAAATTCTCCTTTACTCATACCACCTCTAATATCACCTAATATAGAAAACTCTCCATCAGGATCACTTACTAAAAGATAGGTAGGAAATCCTCTTGTTTCCTGAGGAGTAGTGTTATATATTCTCCAATACTTATTCCATGTAGGAGGATCATCATTACTTACTAGAATAAACTTATATCCTAGTTCTTCAACTACATGAGAATCATATGCACTCATTCTATGACAAGTGCCACAATCACGTCCACTAAACTTTAAGACGTTTAAATCTAAAACTTTCATAGTTAATAAGAATCGCTACCACTAGGTTCTGTCCAAAGAACCTTTCCAGGTCCTCCGTAACCTACTTTGGGCGCGAGTTTAATATATGATAAGTCTTCTTCACTATAGTCCGTCTTAAGTAATCCAACCATTACATTTAATAATTCCCATTTCTCTTCAAAATCTTCTTCGTTTAAATTATGATATAAAACTCTATCTTTTGCGTATATGTGATAGGTATTCTCGTTCATTTTTATAGGCGATTTTTTTTATTTAGAAAAAGGTATAAAAAGAGGTTTTGGGTCTGGGAAATTTTTTGCGATTTTTATATATACATCTCGATTTGTCACCTCTGTAGGTTAGGGTCTCTATCTTTTTTATATACGGCAACGCGGCGCGGACGCTAACACACAACGCCGAAAACACTGCCGAATTCGTAACACTAAAACACTGCTAATTACGCATATCAAACTAACACAAATACATCATAACATAAAAAAGGCAAAGTGTAAAGAACTCTGCCCTTATTATGTTCACTAATTGTTACTTAAAGGACTGTATCTTTAACCTCCACGATATCATCGAGGACTGCTAAGATTTCAGTGCCATTGTTTGCATTTTCCAGCAAGAACATTGCAAAGGTTTTAGACATTTTACGAAAAAACAGTTTGGTTTACTTAGTAGCAGAACTTTTCAGAACTGGTTACACTATAGGGTCATTTTATGCGACCCCCTTTATTATTAACGAACAGACCACACAATACACTGACAAACTAACACAAACTACGTGCTAATCTGTCTGTGAATTGTTGTTACCAATCATAAGGAATATCTAGTTCTTCGATGTAACTTTCTACCGACTCATTACCACTTAAATCGAATACTTTCTCCCAGTTAATATCTCTGGGATTAAAGTCACTTTCCACATCTAATTCTAGCGTTATCCTATACTTATTCTGTGTACGGTTGTAGATAGAAACTGGCATAGGATTTCTCCCTTATGTGGTAATAATAGTATTATAAGATATGGGTGAATTACTGTCAATTACTGTGTTGCTATTTAGACACATAAAGTAATACAAATCGAACCTAAACTGTCGGTTCTAGTTTGTACTGAACTGGTTTGGTATTAGTATTACAAAATGTTAGCGAGGGTCTTGTAATTTCGCTCGCTTCGTGTTATACTACGCTCGCTTAGATAACAACAAAAAGTATCAATTAAAACCACCTAATTATCATCATTAAACTAACACTTATTCCACAGTAATTTCCACACTATCTAACACTTTTTCAACAACATTGTGGAAAAGGTATAAACAACGTCCCCCTATTTATTTGACCATTTATAAACGTTTTTTAAATGATTTATGTATTAATTGATACTAAAAAGGGGTTGATTAGACCCCTAAGTGTTATAAAGTTTTCCACAGGTTGTTAATAATTAGTAGACCATATTAGTGTTTCTTTGTTGTTAATCTGGACTAGGAAATTCATTTAGTTTTGCATTACTTAGTGCATTAATCATCACCCAAACTTTCTCACCTGATAGCATATATTCATCGCATATATGTTCAACTGTATCCTCTATATTCTCCAATACATTAACAGCATCATCACGTAATTGTTCTGGAGTTGTTGTCATTTTGTTTCCTCTAATTGTGGGTTCATTGGATAAGGAATAGGACTAAACTTTCCGTATCTAAAGTTATGATCTATGAGAATTTCTTTGTATAGATCTTTATAACGTGGATGGGAATAATCAGTCATTTGGTTGTTAGTTTGTTGGGTCATGGTTGGTTACACATAGTGGGATCAATTTTACAATATTGTTGCATTCTTTCTTGCTGCATCTTGTCTACCTTATCTATACTTTGTGATGCAATGTTTAGACCAATTAATGCAACAATAGAAAGAAGAATTATACGCATATTAGTATAATTTCACCTCTGATTTTACTTCGATTTGTTTAAATAATTGGATCGCTTTTAGTGCTTGTTCATATGTACTGAATGACATATATTTGCACTTTTGAGTATCAGGAAACCAATAGCGAATAGTTGTGTTCATTGTCATTTAGTCCTCTTAATTTGTCTTTTTAATTTGTTAAACTTGCGGGATTGTTCTGGTGTTAATCCTGCAAAATAGTTAAGAAGATTACCTTCATAATCTTTACTTAACTTGTCTAATTCAGAGTCTTTCATAATAAAGAATTGGTTGAATGTTAATGAAACAATAGGTAATAAAAAAGAGGACTAATGTTTACTTAGTCCCCGGACAGTTTTATGCAGTTTGTAGGGAATCAGTGTCAAAAAGTATCATCCCGTCAAA